CTAAATAAAGAATTAAAAGACCCTTTGGATGTTTCAAAGGGTACCTCCTTTCTGGTCTCAAAGTATGCTCCGTTTTTGGTTCATGCCGCAGACCTGAAAAAATATACAGAAAATGTACTTTCTGTATTTACAAAATAGCGATTATATGGTATAATATATTCGCGCTACAATACAACGCAATACAACGCAATACAACGCAATAAAACATATGTCATTCGATAACTTAAAAGCAAATCGTCAAGCTGCCATTGGTAAGCTTGTTCAAGCAGCCGAAAAAATCGGGGGAAACGCCGCCAAGTCTAACTACGGTGATGACCGATTCTGGAAGCCTGCAGTAGATAAGAGCGGGAATGGATACGCGGTAATTCGCTTCCTTCCTGCTAAAGAAGGAGATGATCTTCCGTGGGTCCGTTATTGGGATCACGGGTTTCAAGGTCCAACTGGTCGTTGGTACATTGAGAACTCTCTGACAAGTATTGGTAAAGACGATCCTGTTTCCGAGCTTAACAGCCGTTTGTGGAACAGTGGGGTTGAATCTGATAAAGATCTGGCTCGAGCTCGTAAGCGACGTCTTCATCACGTTTCAAATATCCTTGTGGTATCTGATCCAAGTAATCCTGAAAATGAAGGAAAGACCTTCCTTTATAAGTTTGGAAAGAAAATCTTTGACAAGATTATGGATGTTATGCAGCCTCAGTTCCAAGATGAGCAAGCGGTTAATCCGTTTGACTTTTGGGAGGGTGCAAACTTCAAGTTGAAGATTCGTAACTTCGAAGGTTATCGTAACTATGATAAGTCTGAGTTTGATTCGGCTTCTCCTCTTTACGAAGGTGATGAAGGTCGTCTTCGTGATACATACGAAAGCCTTTACGAACTCTCTCCGTTTACAGATCCTTCGACATACAAGTCGTATGATGATCTGAAGCGTAAGCTTATCGAAGTTCTTGGCGAGGAAGAGGTTAACGGTTCTGCATCAGTGAGTAATCACGCAACTGTTGACGAACCTTCCGCCCCAGGACTTGATAAGGTTGAGGATGAAATCCCTGGTATTGGTTCCGACGCCGATGCCCCGGAACCTGCTCCGGTTGAAGAAAGCGGGGGTAGCGATGACGACGATACTTTGTCGTATTTCGCTCAGCTTGCTCAACAGTAAGGTTGCCTCGAGATAGCAGAAACCCCGTGGTTGTTAATTCAGCCACGGGGTTTTTTGCTAATATGCTCCCATTGAGCCCATCATAATTGGTGAGCTGGTTCTCGTGTTGTTCACCTGGCTTGACGTAGTGGTATTACTGACGTTACCTCCGTTATTATTTACAACATTAACAACAGTTCGCGCGGCGCTGGCTCCAGCTTCCATCAATCTCTGTCCCAAGCTGGGTTTCTTAACTTGAGGAATAGCATCTTTAGAGGTCTTTCCTTTTTCTGAGGCCGTTTCACCAAACGCCCAGTCGTATATTCCATCTGGAATTATTGTCTTTCCAATAAACCCAGCAACCCCTCCGGCTTTTCTGTCGGGCAGTTGCGATTGAACATATTCTTTTAACCAGTTATTCACACCAATAGATCCCATCACCATTGGTTTTGCAATCTTGTCTTTTATAAAATCGAGAAATTTTTGTTTCATATCATATATGAATTCTCCTATTGCATTAGGAATAGTTTCAGTGAAGAAAGGCGTCAAGGTACCTTTAAACCAATCTTTCAGGCTAAAGTCTTTAAACATCTGAGCGCGATCTTCGTCGCCCAGGGGGTCCGCGGATATGATACTACCAAGTAACTCTGCCAGCATATCGACAAAGCCGGTTGTCATGCCTGTAAAGAAGCCCCCTATAGCACCACTGATTTTTAAAAGTATATTTGCATCCTCGCCAAAACTGTTCCAACCTTCCATTATTCCGTCAGCAAGTCCGACAATAAAATCTGTTAAAGCATTGACAATTCCGTCAAATAATTCTTTAACCGCATCAACCGCACTCCAATTTTTTAATGCTGAGAAAAGTTCGCCGTCCGTGTCGGCACCGAAAAACTCAGCGATTTTTAAGCCGACCCACTTTAAAGCATCAACCGTTCCCCCGATGATATCGGCAATAAAGGTTTTCGAGAACTCACCAATTGCAGCAAGAATTTTCTCGCCGAAATTACCTTCAGTATCGCCAAAGGCTTTGATTGCGTCTTTTATGGCATCAAAGGCGGCGATTACAGCGCCAAGTACAAAGAACCTTTTTCCTACAGCCTTTAGGCCGGCCAGTGCTTTGGCTCCAAAAAGTGCACCGGCTGATTTGAGGAGTGGCAAAAGAGCTACTCTCCAAGCTCCAATCGCCGCGAAGAGATTTTTCATTGAGAGAAAGAAGCCCTTCGTTGGCGCTTTGCCGAAATACATGTTCTTCATGAGGTCCGGCGCGCTTGCCATCCGCAATGCTTCTTGAGCCCTTTCTTTAGCAGCAATCGCTTCTCGTTTGTCCTTATCCTTAAAGTACTTGATAAGCTTGATCGTGGGAGATCGCGTTTCACCGTCTTTAGTGATTTTTACTAGAGATGCTATACCCTCTGCGGATTTTCGTAAAAGGGTTTTTTCAGTAGGATCTTTATACGACTTTAACAGCTCAAGGTTGGTTTTCCCATCTTTTTGCAAAGAACTTCTAACGTCTATCATGGTTTGGGCCATCAACCTTGATCGGTTCTCAGCGATCTTTGCGGCTTTTCTCCCCGCTATTCTTCTGCGAATATCGTTGAAAACATTAAACCTAAGAATAGCCAGTGAGGATTCCGAAATCCTAATACTTTGTTCTTGAAGTTCCTTTGCCTTCTCTCTAAGACCAAAGGATCTCTCATTAGAATCCTTTTGAAACGAATCCCTTTTGCTTTGTCTTGACTCCTTTAAGTCTTCTTGAAGTCTTGCAACTGACTTCTCCCTTTCATCACCAAGCAAACCAGCCTTAGTGATATTAACTAAAGATCTGAGTTTCTCATCTTGTGCTTTAGCTAATTGTGACTGTACCCTTAAAGAAGCGTTTCCTTCTTTTGTTAAAGCTGAGTTTACCTGAAGAGCCGCGTTGGTTTCTTCGGTTCGTTTAGTAAGTTTTTCAAGTAATTCTTTCATTGTGGTGGAATTTTAACTTATCTTTAATATGATGAATTCGAATTTCGCTTTTCTTCTTCAGCAATCCAGTCTAAAAGCATTGCTACGTAAATATCCCTCTCCCATGGTATCATATCTTCCAATTCACTTAAACTATAATCGTGGTGTTGCATCATAGAAAAATTGGTTTGATAATAGTTCATTAAAGATTCATGCGAGAGGCTTATACGAAAAAACTTTCAATGCCGGTTAGTGTGTGATTGTTTTTAGCTTTGCATCCAGTACACGTAAAGGATACATTTTCTTCAAGTCTGGGTGCTGAATTAAAAACCTCTTCGATTTTTTTCATTTGATCCCTATTAAGACTATCAATAAACTCCTGAGCATCTTCGTCTGAAGCTTCTGAAAGAGGATAAACATTAGTATCATCATAGATACTTTGGACAGTCGCGGCGATTGTTTTCGTGAATAGCATTCCTTGATCTTTAATTGACGCCATTTCAATCATATCGTCCAACTTAATATATTGCGGGATAATACCAACTGTATCTGTCAATTCGATTTTCTTTGGGAGCTCCTTTGTTTTGCTCAAACCTATTTTATCAAGATCAATTTTAATCTTATGTGTTGTTTCGCACTCACTGCATTTAACTCCAATTTCAGCGTCTTCTCCAACGCTTTTGGCACGGATCTTAAGGAAAATATATTCAAGATCGAATGAAGTTAAATCTTTAGGATCAATTTCTCCAAAGGTACAGGATATAATAATATCCCGCATTGCTCTAATCATATTACTTTCTTCACCAGTCTCTTGGGCGATCAATAAGATCTTTTCTTCTTTAACAAGAAATGGCCTGAAGCTAGATTCCTTTTTTGTTGAAGGAACGGTTAGTTGGTATTTTGGAGTTTCTAATTTTGGTAGATTCATAATTTATATATATTGGCCAAATTTAGCTAAGAAGGCGATTTGGGTCAAGCGAGCCTATAGCACTACCATCAGTTGGTAGCTGAGGTACTTCAGATTCAGAAACCTGAGGCGTTGGTCCTGATGCATCTCCATCAGTTGGAAAGTTTAAATCGTTGTAAGCGAATTCAACCGCAATTGTAGAAATTGCGTCGGTTTCTGAGTTATAACCAATACCTCGAATTGCTTTTGGAAAACAATCATCAATCCTGACTTCGTAAATTATGTTGTCTTTATTATCAAGTTGACGAATACCAATATCGCACTTATACGTATCTGCGTATGCCATAAGGTATTCCTTTTTTGGAACAACTTTGTTTATCCACCGATCAAATATTGACTTTGCAAAATAATCCGCGGTAAGACGAAACTCCATTGTAAGAGCTTCATTCACGTATCCCGTTGGCATATCGGTTGTGTGTCTAAAAAGATCGTAACCAAATGTGGTAAGCTGCCGGCCGGGAAGAGTGGTACTAATAAGTAAAGATTCTAAATCTCGGATATCGTTTGTGGAATCAGCGATTCCTTTATTTGCCATACCGCTGAGATCAACCTCAAATCTATTGCTTTTGGAAACTCCGCGTTTTCCTATAATACTTTTTAAATTATTAATAGATGATTTTGTATGTGGCTCTGACATAATTCTAATTAGCTTGAAAGCATTTTACGGGATTCTCCCCAAACTTTTTTCCGGCTTTCCTTTTGGAATCTATCGGTTGGTAAAAATAAAGCAGGTTCCCAATGCTTGGTTGGAACTTTAATAATTCTCGTCTTAATATTACTTGTTAAATAGTGTTTCCAGCACGGTTCAAAGAAACGAAGATTGCCTCCGCGGGAAAGCTTTTCAAATGAAAGCATGAACCTGTTTAAGTCTTCATCCTTTCTTTTCTGAAGTAACCTATCAGAGATAGCATCGAAGAATAACGCTCTCCGCTTTAAATCTAGGTAATGAAGATTAAGTCCATAGAACCCTCCTTTTGCTGGACCGACCATAATGATAAGAGGGAAGGTATCGTAATAAGGAAGCGTCTTTTTATGCTTTGGATCATATCCATACATATACATTCTTCCTTTTAACGCACGAGTCACGGGTTCTAAATCTTTGGATTTAACCATTTTGTTTGGAGTAACAGCGGTCATTCGCTGTACTTCCTTACGAAACCACGCGAGGGAGGCCTTGGCGTTTTTCTCGTAAACTCCTGCAGAAGATGCTTTATCAGCAATCTTTTCGAATGATTGAAATGTCGGCATACATATCTATTTATATGGAAATCATCAAGTAAGGAGTTTTATTCCTAGACCTTTTATTATATCTTCGTGCCAAACTTCAAAGGTCCAACCACGGTCAGCGCAGAATTCCGTTGCTGCTTCCCATTTGCTTTGATTCTTGACGTAGGTCATTACCTCGGTTATATACTTTTTTGTTTTACGGCTACGAGGTTTAGGCTCAACGGTTTGACTCTTGGGCTTGATTTCAATAAGGTATCTTTTCCCACCTTTGAACTCTATAAATAAATCAACAAAGTATCGGTGAGATTTGCCATCGGTTCTGCAACAATAAGGTATGACTATTTCTTCCGAACTCCATTTGGCAACAGAACTGTTTTCATCACACCAACGAAATACCTGGCGTTCCCACATACTACGATACTTTATCGCGGAGACATCCCCTTGATATTTCTCACGATTTTTAGGTTTAAACCCTCCACTGTAATATTTCATTGCTTTCTTTCAATTTTATTTATAAATAGTAATATGCAAGAACGAGAAATAATCGAAGGCGTGGGAGGGTCGACCGAACAAAAGAACTCTCTCGTCGCGACAGCAAAGCAAGCAGGAAGCTTCGTAGAGCAATTCATTGGCGAGCAGGTCACAAACATTCTCGATCCCACGAGTTCTTCTTCCCAAGTATCTTCTGACAAATTAGTATTTCCAACCGTTTTAAATTCTTTAGAGTCGATCAGACCTGTGATTAACATACGCTGTTTAGGAGGAGACAATGACGGCCAAAGCGTTACACTACCATGCCCAGCTGGGTTTGGCGTTACGGATGGCGCGAGTTATAACGATGCCGAACTCAGCTTTCTAGGTAATATCGCTTTTAATCAAATTACTAATTTAAGACAAGGCGGAGTAACTTTCGACACCGCGAACCAAGGGTTTTCGAACTTCTTAGATCAGTTTTCAAAGGAGAATATCCCTGTAAGTTTAAAGGATTTTGCCGCAGCACAACTTAATATAGGAGTAGGTAAACTTGCCAATACAAACGGAATGGGTAAAGGCGTTGCGGTTGGCGTGGGCGCATTACTAAATAAAAACATAACAACGGAATTTACTGGAGTAGGTACACGGAGCTTTTCGTTTCAATATAAACTTGTTCCCTCGAGTCAAGCTGAAGGCGCGGTGATTGGTAATATTACTCGCTTTCTCCGCCAAGGGATTTATCCTTCTAAAAGCGCAGCTGCGAGCGTTTTGAAATATCCACCAAGATGGCAAATTACATTCCGTACAAAAATAAATGGTAGTACTTTAACAAGTATTCCACGGATTGCCGAATGCTATTTAGAATCTTTTCAAACAACATATAACGGAAGTAATTCCTTTCATACCGACGGTGTTCCAGTTGATACTGATATTTCATTATCCTTTAAGGAATTCCGAGCGCTTACCGTAGAAGATATTAATGATCTTGAATCGGGGAATGGCCTTACAGGAAGTATTGGTTAAAATAATTTTTTACTTGATAAGATATGGCTATAGATTTCTTTAATACATTTGGTAAAACGTTTTACGATTTTACAGGAAACAGAGGCACAGCGCTTGTGACCAACTTTTTAAAACAGATTGTTGCGATAAACACAAACAATGTTGTTAATTATACAAAGTATCAAATTAAAGACGGCGATCGACCAGAGATTGTATCGAATTTATTGTATGATGATCCAAAATATCATTGGACTTTCTTTTTATTAAACAATAGTTTAAAAGAAGGTAAAGGTGGCTGGCCAATGAGTATGGCTGAGTTTGGAGAATATATTGAAACTATG